GTCGGGAAGGCAAGAGGGATCACCTTTGTTAGCTTTATACCAACAATATCTAAATGCAATAGCATTATACATAGTATTGATAAGAGCAGTAAGAGGATGACCAGAAGGTAAGGACATAACCGCAGAATACATAATATCTTTAGTTAAATGTCGAGCATTCACAACCTCAGCCCAAAGTACAGATCGTATGAGTTTGTTGACAGGACCGTCATCATACCAATCGTTCATAATACCGAGAATGGCATCGTGAACGACAGGTTTTTCAGATCCATCGTACGCAGAATAATCTCCAGCACCCATATTACTACGATCCTTACCGAATCTGTTCATACAGGTAGCTATATAGTTCCATTCCTTTCCATAAGGATTTACGCCAATAGCAGAACCATTAGAAACTCGATTCTTAAGGTACCAGTTATTAAAGGCACCAAAATACATACGTACAACAATGAGATAATCTAAAGGACCGGCATTAACCATACGAGTTTTGCCTGCAGCCACTTTTTCAAGCGGCCTGCGTTCATCTTTAAGAAAATCAATAAAGACATGTTCAGCTCGCAAACCTTTAGAGGCTTGGTCAATAATAAAATCACAACGACTCTTGAGGGCCTCAACGCGAGGATTGTCAAGGTCGTATGTCTCATCAACACCAAACCAATAGCGTCTGCCAGGCGATTTCTTAACACCAGGCCAAAAGACAAAGGGATATCCAGGACTAGTATTTCGAGCAATAGAACCAAAGTCGGGATCATCCTCTAGGCCGCACACGGCCTGTTCGAAGGAATATATTTCCTTACGAACCTCTACAACTTGAGTTTCCAAGAGATCCTGATAGTAGCTCTTGGCTAACTGTGTAACAAGTTTAGGAGAGAGATCCCACTTCCCAACAGCAACTTTTGAGTAAGCTTTTTCCTTAACATCAACTCTTTCTCCGTCTACAATAACAGAGCGAAGATTAGCGGGAGCGGTAACAGGGGGTCCCCACTTCCCGTACAGAACAGATCTGCGTATCTTTGAAATAGCAGGATCGTTCTGAACGTTAGAGGATTTAGTAGCCAACTTAAAGTTGTCATTCGGTAGGGAAATTGCTTCAAAACTATCGAAGACATCATCAACGGTATCAATCTTGCAAGTTTCAGGAACAGCATCAAGAGCTTCTTGAATATATTCCCGAACTAGCGGAGACGAAATACCCATCTTTGGAGAGGAGGTAGTACCAGCAACATGCA